CTTTATCTTGCCTCCTCCAACATCGCCGTTATACGCGAAAATTCGTATCTGCTGGCGTTGGTGATTTTCTCGGTTATATGCCTCGTCCTTCTGCTCGTACTTCGACGTGGTCTTATTTTGACTTTGAGAAGCGCATCAATTACAATTACTCGATTCCTCGATACTACCTTAGATATCTTAAACAAGAGGACGAGGTTTCGCGCTCGATTGCTGCTGCTGACGCTTATGCACGTTTTAGCAAGTCTCCTCTGGTTAAGCGTATTGTGTCTCTGTGTGTTGAACGGTTCAATCTCGGTTCCGCCGTATCCCGTAGAGCGTCATATGCGTGGGAGCAAAAACAGATAATGCGCTTCGTTGCGTCTTCTCGTAAGATGCCGGATTTTGATCCTCCTACCTGGCTGGATTTGGATATTCTCCAATTCTGGCGAGATCATTACAAACTTCAACTAATTATTTAATTTATGGGAAAACAACCCTTTATTTCTCACGCTGTTAATGGCTACTCTCGCTACGATGTCCCTGAGAGTAAAGCCTTTACGTGCACGCCGGGTATTTTGTATCCTGTGCGAATCGATTTTATTAATGCTCGAGACCGTGTGTCTATTGAGCAGGGTATTGACGTTCGCAGCAATCCTCTTGCTGTTCCGACGTTTAACCCCTACACTGTTCGACTCCATCGCTTTTGGGTGCCCCTGCAGCTGTATCATCCAGAGATGAGGACGAATAGCAGTAAGTTCGATATGAATGATTTGAGTTTGAACTTTATTGCCGCTTCGTCAACTGCATCCTATCCGTTTACTACGAACAATTATCCTTATTCCAATTCACTGCTTCGTTGGTTGCGCGTAATCCCTGCTTCTATTCCGTCGACAACCTCCAGCAATGTTCCCATGTCGCCCAACCTTTCGACCGCTCAATTAGGGTACCCTTTAGGTTGGTGTACCGCTGATTCTTATCTCGCTTATTGGGATATTGTCCGTAATTATTACGGTTATTCTCAGTGGGGCCTTTACTCTTTCGCCTGGCCTAGCAGCTGGTATCTCATCCCCAATAGTGCTGGTACCGCATATAATGTCCTTCAGTTCAGCGAGAATCAGACGTTTTTTTCGCAAAGATTTGGAAATCTTGAATTCTTAGATGCTTATTTCGAGAGCCAATTCTATCCTTCGGCTGTGTCATCGTCGAATAATACGTATAATAGGGGAAATTTATTTTCTCAGATATTGCTTTCGGATCTTGGCGCTACAATTACTGCCTCTAAGGATGGTTATCCCGTTTCTTCCCTTTACCCTGGAAGTACCTCGTTGTCCTCCGCGGGTCCCGCTAATCAGTTTGCTGTCGGTCCTAGCGATACAACTCTCACTTCGCTTGGAGCATTCCTTGTATCTCATCCAATGGCTGTTGTACCTTCGAATCCCGACCGTTATAGTCGTTTACTTCCCGTTGGTAGCTCCGAGGGTGTTTCTATGACTGGCGTTTCTACTATACCACAGTTAGCTATTGCTTCGCGGCTTCAAGAGTATAAGGACTTGCTTGGCGCTGGAGGATCCCGTTATAGCGATTGGTTGGAGACTTTTTTTGCGTCAAAGATTGAACACGTTGATAGACCTAAGTTGCTTTTTAGCGCTTCACAGACTGTTAACGTGCAGATTGTCATGAATCAAGCAGGACAAAATAATTTTACCGGACCGAGCGTTAACGGTCCCCTTGGTCAGCAAGGTGGTGCTATCGCTTTTAACGAGCGCCTTGGTCGTCGTCAATCTTACTATTTTCGCGAGCCTGGCTATATGATTGATATGCTGAGTATTCGTCCTGTTTATTATTGGGCAGGCATTTACCCCGATTATCTTCATTATACTGGTCCTGATTATTTCAATCCGATTTATAATGATATTGGATATCAAGATGTCCCTGGTTTTCAATTTGGTTTTGGAACCACATCAGTCGCGGAGACCGTGGCTTACGAGCCTTGTTTTAACGAGTTTCGGGCTTCCTATGATGAGGTTCTTGGCCAGTTGTCTCGATTCCAAGGTGCTCCGGATACTCTGCCTATTTATTCTTATTGGGTTCAACAGCGTGTTTTGTCGGCAAGCTACAATCAGTATTACTCCCTTCTGTTTGTAGATATCGGTCAAGTGAACTCGCCGTTTGCGTCCAAAAGGGAAGACAATTTCTTCGTTAACCTCTCGTATTCTGTCCAGAAGAAGAATCTGGTTAATAAAACATTTGCAACTCGTCTATCTAATCGTTAATATATCAATCTTATGGCACTTGATTGGCTACTTGATGATGCTCCCGCTTATGTTTCTCGCGGTCAGCGTATCCTTTCCGTTCTTAACGGTTCTGGTTCTGTTGATGTTCTTCCTGGCCGTCCAGATGTGGCGGCGGAACCCTCCGATTTTGAGAAGGGTGAAAAGTTTAATCCTGAAATCGATTTCGACCCTAATTCGTTCTCTCGCATGGACAAGTTCGATGGCCTCGAGGTCGGACAGGAACTCATTGATCGTCAGTTAGATTCGAGCAAAGGCGACAGCCCGAAGTTCGCAACAAACTTGGCTTCTGAAGAAAAATAGCATATTCTTTACTTGACGATATATGCTACGTGCGCGGACCCCTTTTGCAAGAGTTCGTGAATTGCTGAAGGTTATTGGTAACGACTGCAGGAGAGGCCGCGCATTTTTCTATCGTTCTTTAAATTTTCAAACCATGTCAGATACTAAGATTCCTTTTTACAAGTCGAAGGCCTTTTGGACGCTCGTTTCTTCCATTGTTGCTGCCTTGGCCGCCTTTTTCCTGGCGTCATGTTCTGCCCAGGCCAGGGTGCAACGCAGTGGCGTTCATATTGACACAGTTCGTGTTGACTATTTCATTCGTTCTAACAATTTAACTAATATTTAGTATGCCTACCCCTGCTGCCGCATCTTTTGGCCAAGCCCTTGGTCAATCCGCCGCCTCTACGGGTGCTACCGGCTTGATCTCTGGTGCCTTGGGCCAGCTCTTTGGCGGCATGAACGCTCGTCGCCAATGGAAATTTCAGCAAAAACAGATGAAGCTTCAGCAAAAATACGCTCTCGAGCAGATGCAGAAGCAGTCTGAACTTTCCTACGCTAATTGGCAAAAACAATTTGACTACGAAAATGCTTATAATGACCCCTCGAAGGTTTTTGATCGTTACTTGAAGGCTGGTGTAACGCCCGCTGCTGTTTTAGGCTCTTCAGGTGTCGGCGTGAATGCCACTATGTCTGGTGGCTCCGCCCCCATGCCCTCCGCTTCCGGCCCTTCGGGTGGCTCTCCTGTTGTTCCTGGCGGCTTTGCTCCCACCAACCCCACTGCTATTGCAGAGAATATGCTTGCGCGATCTACGGCTGACCGTAATGCTGCTGCTGCTGACCGCGACGAGGCCGAGGCTGAACTTATGAGAGGTAATACTCATAGTGCAGACTGGCGGAAGGAGATGGATAATCTAGAGAAGAAGTCTCTGGAACATCATATTAACAATGTTTCTGAGTTGATTCGTCTTAATCGCGCCTTGGCTGATATTCATACTGCTGACGCTGAGTATGCTGATCTCATGGCTACTTACAAGTTTCAGGATTTTGTCGCCATGTATGCGAAACACGTCGAGGAGGCGAATCAGATTAAGAAGTACAACGACAAATATTTCGATTCTGTTTATGCTGCCCAGATCGCCCGAGATTATGCTGCTGCTTACGAATCTGCTGCCTCCGGCAACGTCTTAGCCGTTGAGTCTGAAATACGTAAGGTCAACCTGGCTGATCTTCGCGAGTGGTTTAATATCAATTGGGATTCTGAGGTTGACGTTCCTGAGGTTAATGCGAATGGCAAACCTACCGGCAAGACAGTGAAGATGACGGGTCGTCAGATTCATCAGAAGCTTATGGGTCTCGCCGCCTCAGAAGGTGAACAGGATCTTTCGGGTCGCTGGTTCCAGAATCGTTCCAGTAAGAATGCTTTTGGTTACGGTTTGGCGAGAACTGCTCTGCTTGGCGCCATGGCTATTGCCGGCACGGCTGTGACAAAGCGCCCTACCCCTGTTGATTATGATGAAAGTAGAGATACTTTCGGCGAAGACGGCAGATATGTTGGAACAACGAAGGCCAGCCGTCGTTATGTGAGGTGAAATTGAACAACTCTTTCGACTTTTTGAACTTTACTATTCGCCTTTTTTGCTCTATATTTGTACTGTAAACCAATAACCACACTATCATGAAAACAAACAAAAAATTCAAGCGCTTAGAGCTCGCCATCGATGTCGTTGACTACATGTTTACCAAATGGCTCATTCGCCAAGGTTTGTTTGCTTTGTATAAGGAGAATTGTGAGCATTATTATCCAAACCATCGATCGTTTCATGACAATTTATGTTCTAAGATTCGTAGTCTATACGAGTCGCCTGTTCTTGGCGTCGATGCTCTCCTTTCTACGTCTTTTCCGTTTGCCATGACGCCGGAAGGTTATAGCTTTTGGGCGGAGAAATCGGCTCTTTGGAAAAGAGTTTGTCGCGAATTTAAGTCTTCTCTTTAAACTACATTATTATGACACAAATTCATGTTGTTATTCGTCGGGTCAACCCGGCCCTCAAAATTGATCTCGTCCAGATAGGTCGTATCAGAGATGGTCGTTTTGAGCCTCTCCCTTTTAGCGCTGTTAAGGATACCCCTATTGCGCGTTTTCTGAAGAATTCGCATATTAGCGATTCGCTTTATGTCGATCATTCGGAAGTTTTCAACCTTGTTGTTGCTTGTGGAAGTCTTCCCGGTTCAACCGTCGATTTCTTCGATAACACGATAGTACTCATTTTTGATTCTGAATTCAATTGCGATGAAAGCACGACGAAAGAAGAAGGGACGAGGAACTAAAGTAGTGACCCGCCCGCTTGGTGGAAGAGTTCTTTGATTACATAGCTCCTGGGAGAGTTTTTCCTCCCCTGGGAGCTTTTTGCTCTCAAGCTCACCGAATTTATTCGGTATATAGAGTGTGAAGTGAAGCCATGGAGCGCGAAGACGCGAAGCGTCCCGGCCGTTAAGGCCGTCGCGCGGCGTAACGAAACAGTTTTCGCGCTCGAAAGTACCGTCTTTCGAAGCGCAAAGTATAATTTTTCGATCATGGATTTTTTTGATTTTCGCCCTCGTTTTTCTCCTGTAATTAATAGTATTCCTTACCGTTTTTCTATTGGAGCTTACCGCGGCAAGAAACGCGTCGTTATTGCCTGGTTTTCCGAAGAAAAGGCCGCTATTGATTACCTCATTCGCTGTCGTCTCGATCATCCTGCTATCAAATTTGATTGTCTTAGAAGTTTTTTGTAATGCCCTGCCTGTCGCCCATATGGATCCGCAATCGCCGTTATTTTGACAAGAAGAACCCTTGTCGTGATGGCTCCGATGTTGCGAAGTCCGCTTTGGCTCTCCGCCCTTGGGATGTCGCTCGTCAGTGGCTTATGGTCCCCTGCGGAAAGTGCGAGGAGTGCCTTCGTCGTCAACGTAATGATTGGTTTGTCCGTTTGGAGCGCGAGCTCGCTCGTTGTAAGGCTGAGTCTCAGCAGGCTATTTTTATTACGATAACCATAGCTCCTAAGTATTACGATGAAGCATTGCAGAATCCCTCTAAGTTTATCCGACGGTGGAATGAGAGGGTTCGCCATACGCTTGGCCATTCTTTTAAGCACGCGTTTTTCCAGGAGTTTGGCACCCACCCGGAAACAGGATCGGCGCCGCGTCTTCACTTTCATGGTTTTCTTTTCGGAACTAATTGTCTCTATAATGAGATCCGATCGGCTGTCCGTGATTTAGGCTTCGTTTGGCTCGCAAAAGGTACACATAAGCGAGCGCGATACGTTGTTAAATACGTTACTAAGCAAATTTATTTTGACCCTACAGAAATAGCTAATCAAAATGTCGTTTTAGATGGAAAGTCTACATCTTTATCTTGCCTCCTCCAACATCGCCGTTATACGCGAAAATTCGTATCTGCTGGCGTTGGTGATTTTCTCGGTTATATGCCTCGTCCTTCTGCTCGTACTTCGACGTGGTCTTATTTTGA